GCCCAAGGCCACGTTGCCCGTGCCGGTGGTCGTTGTTGTCTCTTTTACTCTGTCCTTAATAATTAAGGCCATAACGTGTACCTTTAGGCTTCAGGGTCTTCCCAATCGGGATTTGCTACCCATTTAGGGTCTGCGGCAGGGTCATAGGTGTAGCGTTCCCCTATCCAGTTGCTAGGCGCATCCGTGACATTTTCAGTCAGCGTGGCATTGCTGGAGTTTAGGTCGCATATAGTCGAATCAGGGCTAGAGGGGTCTCCGACAATAATCTTGTCGGACTCAACAGTTATCGTCTTGCTGTCTTCAAAAAGATACTTGGACAGCTTGGTTGAGTTCTCAGTAATCGTTTTCACCTTAGCTCCTTGTTATTAACAGCTTGGTAGAAGCAATCGCAACGCCCCCGACAACAGAGGGACTTCCCGCAGACGTTGAAAGAGAGCCGTTGTTTTGAACGTAGTAAAGCTGTCCGGGGGTAAGAGATGATTGAGCATCGTCAACCGCGCCGACAGTCTGGCAGGTGGCTGTATCTCCATCAGAGTAAGCCGCATCCGCAATGCCTACATAGTTTTCAGCAGTTAGGTTTGTTTGCCCGTCTGTCCCAGAAACCATGTAAGACTCAAGGTCATTGTTGTAACCATTATCTCCTGTCATCACCATTTTTTGACGATGGGAGTCATACACAATTTCCACATAACTTTGATAAGCCGCAGTGTCGGCAGATACTTTTAACGCCGTCCCTGCGGTGTTACTTCCTGCATCAAATGATATTATGTAATTAGCATTGCTTGAGTTTTTGTAGCCTATGTAACATTTGCCGTCCGTTGCGTTAAATGTCAAATTTACGGGGGAGCCACTTTGCCCAACGCTAACAACAGTATACTCACTCCCCACAGTTACTCCCGATCCGTTTATGCTTAAAGTTCTAAAGTCAACGTAATAACTATTTGTTGACCGAGTGTATGTCATACAAAACACGTCATGCTCTGTGTCATACACCATTTTCAGGTTGTTGCCTTTGGTAATCTGAACATTACCCGACAATATCTGAGTGTCTGTGCCTACAGTTATTGAGCTTCCACTTATAGCTAACGATCTGCACCTTACAGAATTTGTGCTAACAGCATCGTTCTGAAATGCGACTATGAATTTGTCGTCATCAGGACTAAAAGCAATGGTAATGTTCTGAGAATCAACGCCCTGCTCAAGGTCATAAATTGTCACTTCAGACTCAAATGAAGGTGTCGTTCCGCTTATACTTACGACTCTGCCGTATAAGTTGCTTCCTCTTTTGTAAACAACAATGTATTTATTGTTAGTTGTGTCATACGCGGCACGGCAATAGTCTATTGAGTCTGTAGACGCTTCAACAGCCGTGGCAAACGTAACACTTGTTCCACTTACCGTACCAACCACGGCGTAAAGTCTGGTGGAGCTTTGATGCTTATAAAATATAACTAGCTTGCTGATGTCCGGGTCGTACAGCATTTCATACTGGTCTATATATGAGTTGCTACCAACAAGCTGATTAAATGACCCTTTGGACAGCGTTGCCGCCGCGCCAATACCGTCATCGATTGACACCATAAATATGCCAGACTTCCGAGAGCCGCTTTGGAACTCTGAAAAGAACACAGCGGTTTGATTTGTTGTAGTGTCAAAAGCGTAACTGGCATTACCGCCCGGATACGCATAGCCACTATCCACAGTTAATTTGGTGGCATTACGGACAGGAGGGTTTACATTTACAATATCTATTCCCGCCGGTTTAAGTTTTCCTGCAGAAGTGACAATTAACGTGTCGCCATTAGCTATAGCGCCATCTGCTGTAGCCGTGAAACTAGGGGCTGGATTGATCGTTGCAAAGCTAAGGTTGCCCGAGCCGTCAGTCTTGAGTAACTGATCGGCACTACCATCGGCAGAAGGCAGGGTAAACGTAAAGCTAGACCCCACGGTAGCTGGAGCCTGTAATGCAACGTACTGACCGCCAGAGGCATCCTGTAGCCGCAGGTCACCCTGCCCTGTCAGGTCTACCTGAGTGGCTGTCACAGCGCCCGTCACATTACCCGTCACATTACCTGTAATGTTTCCCGTAAAGGATGTTGCAGTTACACCGCCGCTAACAGACACATTACCCGAGGCATCCCTGTTTACAGACTTATCCGCAGGATAGGTCAGGAACACATCTTTGGTTCCCGCGCTAAAGTTCACGGCATTGTTGCTGTTAGAACTAGCAAGAACCGTGGTGCGGGTTATCGTGTTACCGCTACTTGCATAGGTGCCTAGACCAACCTCAAAAGCAAGGTTGTTGTCATCAATGATGGCGTAGTAAGTGGTGTCCGCATCCGACAGGACAGACGAAAAGGTGCGGAAGTTGGGTTCTGCACCCCCGAGCGTAATCGCGCCTGTACCTGTCGATGTGGTGGTTTCTTTTACGCGATCAGCAACGACCAAGGCCATGATTATGCAATCCGAATAATAGCGTTAGATGCGTCAGCAGTTGGGAACACGATGGTGAAGTCACCAGAGCTTGATGACTTGTCAGCGCCAAAATCCAATACAAGAACGGTATTTGTGGTTCCGCTGCCACTACCTGCCGTGGTGTTATAAATTAGTGCCCCACGCGCCGTCAGGGTGCTGCTGGAGAACGTGAGATCGGCAAAGTCGGTCAAGGCCGTGGTTCCCGAGGTAGTCGGGGTCACGTTAGTCAGTGTTCCCCCGCCTGCTGAGTAGCCTGTGCCGCTGATCTCGTTACTGGTCGTATACGCCGTGGTCGCCGCATTAAAACTAGCGGAGTTGGTGTACATCGCCAGCTTATATGTGTCGCCAGAGCTATTTGTAAAATCGTGTTTCGCCTGGAGCAATTCCTGCTTAAAAGACGTACACATGAAGTTTCCTGAAAAGGCCATGTCATAATCTCCTGATAAGTTCAGCCAAGTCTTTGTGCCCTGCATCAAGCAAGGCGTTGTTAACAGTAGTTCTGTCACTTTGAACGGCTTCTTTCATATAAAAGACAAGAACCGCTCTCATATGCTCCTTATAAGCTATCGCTTGATCCCTGATAGCGGGAGGTGCCGTATCAGAAACGCTGAGAAGCTTGTCTAAGCACCGTTCAGCAACCTCTTCAGGAGTGAAGCCACGATGTTGGGTAGTCTGAACTTCGACTATGCCCGGTGATAGTGTAACTCCTTCAAAGTTCATTGTTTAGGCCTTATGACCATGCCGGTCATATATTGATCCGTAACTTCTTTAGATTCTCCAAACTGCTTCATTCCAATTAGGGCATTTTGCAGTTGAGAGGCATACAAACCCAAAACATCCTGCTCCCCTTTCATAAAGGTGTACGCCTCTAGCAAACTGCCGTATAACAGCGCCAGAGGGGCGTTTTCACTAAGCCATGACTGACTTGTGTCGCTCAAGCTGGTCAAGCTGGCAGGCCGATAGTAATAATGCAGCTCTGCCGTCAAAGCGGCATCTGGAGTAGGCGCTAAAATAAAATTACTGCTATCAAACATCGCATAGTATTTCGGCGTCCCCGTGGTGCTACTGTTGGGGTTGAACGTCTGCAAGAAGTTAACGTCTTTGTACTCAACAAAGATTTTGGACGAAGAGACTTCAAAAGAAAGCGAAAAGGGAGCTAAAAAATCAGAAGGGCAGTCCAAAAATTGATTAGACGCGGTAGAAGTTCCGGTCACATTTTTACGGAACTCTGAAAGCTGTACATTTTTAAGAATGCGCTCTTCAGCATTACGAATAAACACAGGAAGATTGTTGGTAAACGTCGTTTCGTCGTTTTCCGTATAGTCTTTTATAGCCTGTTTTAATTCACCGTAAGTAAAGCTCATGAGGTTGTCACCGTAACGGACCCTACAGAACCCTCCAGGGCATCCGTATTTGTTAATTCAGAGGGCAGCTGCGCTACTCCAGCTGTGGCCCAGTTACCGTTTCCTAAATAACTAATGCTATTTGTTGTTTTAACTAAAAAAGCACTCGTTGGGTTTTCCGGCTGCGGTCTTGGGTTTAACAAAGCTTGAGGATCGACAGCTTTCCTGCGGGGCTCTAATTGTGGCTGCTTGGGCTCATATTCATCCGGACCAACCAACATGCCGGTCCATTCACGTTTCATCTCGTTAAGTTTGTAGCGAAAGCCAGAACGATCTGATATCCCGTAAGCGAACTTCCCATTAGCAAACCTAGCCATCACAGCACCCTTGAGTAAGCCATTGAGGGCTGAATGTTGAAAGAAGACCTATCCCTATCCTCAGAAGCTGCCCGGTCAAACTCCTCTTCGTACACCGCTTTTAGAAGTTGAACCCTTTCTGGGGCCCGTTTCATAGCTAAGTAATACGCTAAACCTGCAGCCAAACACGGGTAAAACCGAAAAGGCAGGTCCAGGGTGTTTGTAAAGGTGTCTGCGTCATCCATACGTACAAGCTTATCAATAATGACTGTATCCGTACTGTTCTCAGGCACAGGCCACAGCTTCAAGACAGGGTTTATCTGCCGGTCTATAAAAAACTGAGAGGGACGCGCTTTGGTCGTTTTAGTGGGTATATTGATGTAATCACCCCTACTAATCCTTTCCAGCGCAAAATCGGTGCCACTCCTTCGTATGACTGCGTCCAAAACATCAATTGTAGATGCTCCAAGCGTATATTCAGCAGTACCTTCGGTAAGCGAAACCGTTGTTTGGTCAATGGTCCATTGATTCAAACCCCGGTTTGCCCAATCCGCCAACATCAAGTTCAACGATCTTTTTGCAGTTTTGAGGTCATAACCGGTGCGGACCTCTAGCCCGCAGCGTTCATAAGCCTCTTCAATGTAATCACTTACATCAAGCTCAAAATCTGTTGAACTAGAAGTAGTCATGTCACTTCACCCCTTCCGAATACAGATTATCAAACGTTATGTTCGGGTCTGTATAACTACTGTGCCCCTCCGCCGTGTGTGTATATTGGCTGGGCGTAAAGTCAGGCGCACCGTCTCCTGTGTTCCATAACGCAGGTGAAGTAGCTCTTACCCGGTTATTTGGTAATGCCACCATATTACCTGCCCACGGACCCTCTGTCAGATATAACAAATGACTTTGTTTATGCTGATCTGGAGAGTCTGCGATACTGTTGCCGGTATAATCTATAGTCATGACATACCGCGCTTCATAAAACTCGTGGTTAACTTTAGCTATCCACGGGCTTGAGCTAACACGGTTTATAACAATCACACTGTGATCAATAGACTCGCAGTCCCACGGCTGACAAAGATGGTCTTCCATCCTGTCAGGCCAATCATCTAAAGGCACATCAGCTACCAATGCTTGTATTGGCATACGTGCCCACATTGCTCCTCCGTGGACGTTAGACTCAACGTCATCGGAAGTGTCTGTAATTCCAGTAAAAACCACTTGAAAACTCAAGGATCGGTCTGGAATTGTATTTACCGCTATAGCAAGCGCATGTAAAAACTCACCATGATATCGTTGGTGGTCACATGTAAATTCTTTACGCACCCAGCATTTAAAATACGGGATGTTGCTTATTAAATGGGACACTAATCATCCGCCCGTAGGCTTCTTTTTCTTCATTAGTGCGCCACCCTTGGCTTTTTTGACAGCACCGCCTTTAGTTTTTTTCATTAAATCTTTAGCGCCTTTGCCGTCAGCCGCAAATTTTGGAACTTTTTTGCCACCAACTTCGGTCATTTCAAGACCGCCACCGTTTTTCATACCGGGTGGCTTCATTGCCGCACCGCCTTTAGACTTCTTCATGGCGTTGCCTTTGGACCTTTTGGAGGATTTGTGTCCTCCATTTCCTAAATTAACTCTACTTCCTGGCATTTTACTTCTCCTATGTGTAACGAGTTTTTTTACGACGTTCCGATAGAACTGCTCCGCAGCCCCTATGATTCTTACGATTTTTGTCACCTATTTCGCCGCCCCTTGACGCTTTAGTAACTTTCGCTGTCTTGGTATTGGCTACTACGGTTTTACCTTGTGCGCCTTCTTTTTTCTTTTTACGCGCCGTGGCGGCACGTTCCGATTTACTCAGGCTATTAGCTTTAGAACGAGGAAGGCAACGATCTGGACGTTTTTTATTTTTAGATGTGCCACACTCGCCAACAATGTTGCCACTGCTGTCAATGCGGACCCAATCTTGATCCAGCCAATCTTGTAACTTGCCCATTAGCGACCTTTCCTTTTGCCGCCCTTAGCTTTTTTGGCATAGTTGGGATCTTTACAGTATTTGCTGGCTGCCAAATTGGCATATGCAGAGGGGTAGGTATCAAAAGTTCGTTTTGCCCACGCTTTACCTTCTGGACAAATTTTGCTGCCCTTACTTTTTTTTGAAGCAGAGCCGCCGTTTCGTAGGTAGGTCAGCCCTCTCATCCTATCTTTAGAAGCCATAATTACCCCACAAACCTGTTAATCACGGGTGTAGTTATGATTAAAAGAGCTATCCCCCAAATCTTCATATCTAAACGATCTAAAGACTTTTGTTGGTTGTCTAGGCGCTCCTCAATCCTTTCATACCGTAAAGCACACTCCGCTTCATGTTTTTCCAAACGCGCAGTCAAGCCTTGTCCAGACAAAACCTCTCTAACGTCCATGACTACCAAGCCTTACAAGACCAATACCGCGCCGAAAATTTATCCTTTGCTGTATCACAATTGTGACGCGCTCTAAAATTACTTCTGCGGCCCGGCTGTGATTTTTTAATCGACATATTTGGGTCGCCAAAACGAACAAGCTTTATTTCCTTACCTTTTTTAGCCAAAACCGCACTTTTCTTAGACTTTCCGGGCGTTTTTTTCGGCTTGTTATAGCCTGAAAAAGTTTCTCCTCGGTAACTTAAACGACCAGAAGGAAGCCTTTTTACGTCTTTGGTAGTTGCCATCAGCTAAAAAACACCGTGATTGCCGTAATGTTAGTTAAAACACTGACGAAAATGTCAGACACCTTGATGCCCTCATCAGGAATGTTGACTGAATGTGTCTCACTCGCAGAAAAATCCAAATCTAATACTGTGCTGCCACCACTACCATCAGTGATAGTTAGCCTCGGAGTACCAGAAGCTGAAAAAACTTGAATCTGACGGATACGAGCAGGCCCTACAGCTGCAGAGCCCGTCCCGGTCAGACGTTTTGATCTTACGTCTGAATTAGCCATGGTAATCCCCCGTTAGGATGCGTCAGAAGTGCTGGATATGCCAAAAAACTTCAAGACAATGACGGTATCTCCGCCAGGATCACCCGAAACGACAAGCTCAACCTCATCCGCTGTGCCCGTAGCCGCAGTGGTTGTTCCACCAGACATACCGAGAACGCCGTTACAGGGGAAAAATCCCTTGAAGCCTGTAGAGTTGAGAGCGGCAGAGATACCATCGACGAACCCGTCAGTGTCTGCGTCCGTGCCAATGTCGTTAAGGGTGACGGAGTTTGCGGCGGCTGTGGTAACAGCAATTGTGACACCCATAGGAATAAAATTATCCGGAATGCCGATTGCAGACTCTTTGCCCGTAGTGGCACCGTCAGCCACCGTAATGGTGGTTTCGTAGGTAGAAAGCGTCATGGTGCTGGTTACAGCGCCAGTAGTAGAGTTTTTAGTAATATCTGAAAAACCGTTTTCAGAACGGACGGGACCGTTAAACGTAGTATTAGCCATGTGGTTCTCCTGTCGTGGCTAGTGTCAGCCTCGGGATGAGACTGTCAGGAAAAATTTATACTAACATAAATGTTCTACGTGGAACAAAAAAAGCCGCCCGAAGGCGGCTCTGTTTTTAGGCACCCGGGGTGCCAAAGACACAACGCCAATCAGAGACTCCGAAACTGTAACGCTCACGCGCTTTGAAGCGCATGTTGCCAGTGTCAAAGTCGCCTTCCATGGCAGTCTTGATGGGGCTTCTATTAAACATCTTGAAGCCGTTAGGTGCGTCAGTCTTAATGAAAAACGCATCCGTATCGGTCAAGAAATGGTTAACTACAGCACCGTCAGGGATCATACCCATGGATTTCATAGCGTTAGTGTCGTTGTCAGCCGTACCCGGACGAAGGTTAGAGTTCAATACTCGCTCTGCAATAAATTGCAGTTCCTTCGGGATAATCAGCTTCATACCACGTACCGCAATCTTCAATCCACGCTCATCCGTGAAACCAGCAATGTCAATCAACATCTGCTCAAGAGAAGTCTCGTTGAGGTCAGCTGCAGTTGACAACAGGTTTCGTTGGTTCCCTGAAAGAGAAGGGTGAGCCGCAGAGCAAAGAGCCGCACCATCTCCAACAGGAGAGCCGGTGCTAAAGGCGTTGTTCAAAATAGACGCAGCCTTAATTTGCTTAGTGGTTGACATGGATCGTGCCAAAGCACGGGTGTAACGAGAAGCAAGGCGGTCATACAGGTTGTCTTCAATTGCCTCTTCGGTAATTGAAAACGCCAGTGCAATTGTCTCGTGCGTATAACGTGCAGTAAATGTTTCCTGCGCGTCATCAAACGAGATAGCACCACCCTCTGACTTAACCGGTGCAGTACCGAAGCCAGACAGCATCACTTCTTCTTCAAAAGCACGATCTGAAGTCTCTTCTTCAAAGATTTCAGCGTGTTCCTGCTCATAGCGATCATACTCAAGTCCGAAAAGAGCGTTAAGCCCGGGCTCAAGTTCCTTCGCCAACTGGGCGCGAGAAATAGCCATTACTTAATCCCCCTTAAATGCCGGTTGAGTCGGCAGTGGTTTGCGAAGCAAAACCACGAGTGCCAGCGTTAAAATGAGCGTTCAATCGAACAAGCAGATGGGCACCCGCAGACGAATAATCATTGTTAGCATCATCGTCAACCAGACCTACAATACGCAATGGTAGCGTTGCAGTAACAGCAATACTGCTTACGGAAAGCTGAGAATTTGACTTGCCTGTATCGGTAGAACCGGTACGAGCAGACGTTCCCAGGCTAGCGTTAGCAAAAACAGCTGTTAATGCAGTAGCTCGGTCAGTGAGGGTGGCATCCGCCGCTACGACGAACAATTGATCAGGGTTATCAGCCACAAGAGCCTTTACAGGAAAGTTAGTATCGACAGATACGCTTCCTGATCCGGGCCAGTAATTAAGAAACACAGGTTTCTTTTGTGTGGCATCTTGATATTCAACCCCTACCAGAACGCCAAGGGCTTGCGTAGTGCCGCCACTTGTAGCTCCAGCTTGG